TAATATTGTTGTATACTACATAGTTTTTCAGCTCAGAATTTATTTTTATATTTCCATTTTTCATATTGAATGAACCGTTTGCCTGCAACTTCTCATTACTTACATTTGAAATATTTACAATATTATTTTTTATATTTAAATTTCCTGAAACATTTTTTAACCTCTGATAACCTACCCATAATTCAGACATTTTAGCATCTATATCTAAATTTAAACTTAGCAAATCATTGATTTTACCCTTAGCATGCAGCTGTTCATATTCCACTACATATTCACCATAAGGACTGTAAAGTTCATAATTTCCTGACAGTTTATCTCCTTTTCCTGAAATATTTGCTTTCACTGTCATTGGAAGTTTAGCCTTATCAAGACCTTTCAGGTTATATCCATAATCTCTTAAGAGTTTTGCGGCATCAAATCTACCTTTTCCAAATGTTGTAATTTTATATGAATGATTCATATCTGCCGTAGTTATTCCTGAGACTCTCAGATTCTGTCCCTTTACATTTACATCTGCATTTACATTATAGGAACCGTTTTTTACATTTACATTTGCATTTATTAAATCAAAATACTTGTTATCCCTGCTTTTTAATTTTGCCTGTATATTTCCTGACTGTAAAATATTCTTATTATTGAACTTAAGCACCAGATTGTCCACTTTAGGATTTACATCATAGGAATTTCCTCCATACTTCACTGTGAGATAATCTTTTCCGGTTGCATTTACATTCATCTGCTGTTCTTTTGGATTTATTGTATAATTTCCTGCAAGTTCCCTTGAAGCAAAATCTCCCTTTATTATATTTTCTTTATTTATTGATGCTGTCCCTGTTATCTGCCCTATACTGTAATCAGAACCCCTGTTTGTAATTACATAATTACCGTTACCATGTTTTTCTTTTACATTATAGGTAAACTTTGGCACAGCAACATCATTTTTCACTTTAAATCCACTTATTGTTTCATCAAAATGGAAAGATGTATTTTCCAATGTCAGAATTTGTTCCCTGGACATTTTCAATGATATTTTTAAATCTCTGAACCTGTAATTTGCAATCGCTATCTGAGGTGAGGAAAATTTACCGTCTAATGCAACTTCCTTATTTTGAACATTTATTTTTGCATTAAGCTCCCCTGAAACATTTCCATTAGCTTTAACATTAGAATTCTTTATGAGTTTATATCTTGCAATTTCCTTAAACGGAACATTATCAGTGGTCAGCTTCATATCAATATTATGTTTTGGTATGCTATAGTTCATTTTAAATGTTACAGGATGACTTTCTATGGAAGTTTTTGCATCAACCGAAATATCATCTTTCTGCATATCTATTACTGCATCAATATTTTCAATATTCCCATCAAAATCATCATATTCCAGTGTCCCATTTTTTACATTTAACTTACCTTTTACCTTCATGACACTTTCCTTATGTTTCTGACTTAACTCCAGATTACCTGTAAGTATTCCTCCCTTAGCTTTTATCATATCGAGGGGAACATATTGACCCAGACTTTGTGTTACATTGACATTTTTAAATTCAAATCCAAGATAAAATTCCTTTTTTTTAGGATCAGTGTTTTTAGTTTTGTCAAACATCGATCTGAAAGATTGCAAAGTATTTACCTTCTGAGCAAGGTGTACCTTTATACTCTCTGCATCATCACTTCCTTTGGCCTCAAGTGAAAATCCTCTTGATTTTGAAACTTCCAGATATCCATTCACATTTTTTAAAGTTTTCGATATTTTTTCCTTGTAGCTTGTATCAGTATAATTTAATATGGAATCATGATAATAGAGTTTTCCCAGCCTGTTTGTATTATCATAGGTGACTTTTTTCTTGTCATCAGGCTTTAATATGTTAAATACATTAAACTTATTCTGAGGATATCTTTCAAGATTGACAGTTGCATTATAGACATCTATTCTGGACAATCTTGAAGGAAGCATAAGATTTACTTTTGCAACGGCTTTTTTAGCATCAATTACAGTATTTCCTGACTGATCCTTTACTTTTAAGTCGTCTATTCTTATTTTTCCAAATCCTTCAAGTTCCACTTTTTTAAATTCAACATTCAGACCTGAAGATTTCAGTATTGATATTCTAGGTGATGATAAAGTTAAGAGTGGTAGGGTTATAGATATAGACATACCACTTTTTAACTTAAAAGGTGAGTATTTAATAAAAGAAAGTTCTCACACTGTACAAAATGGTATCCATAGAGCAAATTTAAGATTGGAGGTGTTTAATGAGTGAGTGAAAACCATAAATCTTGGGATATAGCAGTAGCAGAGAAGTTTAAGGAAAGAGAAAATCCAAGTCCAATAGGTGCTGTTTTAGGTAAGATTTTAAAACCTCTCCCTGACATCTCTATTGAGCTTTTAAATGGTTATGGTGTTATTGATAGTGATAAAATTTATTTATCTAATGCAATAACTAATAGATTGGCTATTGAATGCACTATGAAAGAATTTGAAAGTCAAGGTAATAAATCAACTACTTGCAAAATTAATAATTTAAACACAGATGGAGCAGGTAGTGATAGTAACGGAGATACTAATTTAAGTTTATCAGGACATAGTGGTACTTATGCTGATAGTTCAAGCGAAAAAGATAACAAAGATAAAGGTAAATTTATATTACAGACTGTATTTCATTTAAAAAAAGGTATGTTTGTGTTAGTCATACCTAATTTTGAAGAGGATAAATTTTTTATTGTAGATGTATTTAATTATGCACCAGAGGTGAGTTTAGAATGGGAATATTACCAAAAATAGATTTTGTTGATTACTCTAAACAAGACATAACTAATGGTAAAAATAGTAATGGTAAAACATTTTTAATAGACTTTCAAAAAAAGAAGTTATTAAAAAGTAATGGACAATTAATAAAAACAGATGATGAAAGAGCTGTTAGAATGTGGATTGAAAAGGTTCTTTTAACAGAAAAATATAAATGGAATATTTATAAAAGTAATGGACCTAATCAATATGGGATGAAATATAAGGCTATGTTGCTTAGTCAAAGATTTCCTACACCTGTTTTATATAGTGAGTTTGAGAGAGAATTAACAGAAACAATTAAGAAAAATAAACAGATAATAGAAATTAGAAATATTGATATAAAGTTAGAAAAACATACCTTGAAAACAAAATTTGAAGTAGTGTTAAAAGACTTCAAAACATTTGAATGGGAGGGGTATCTATGATAATAAAAAAAGAATGGAAAGAAATTTTAAAAAATATGCTTAACCAGGTAAATGATGAGTATGATAAGACAGAAGGAAGCTTATTTTATGATAACTTAGCACCTGTAAGTATAGAAATAGAAGAGATAAGAAAAACCTTAGAATATATATTTTTAAATTCTTTTGCAGAAACAGCAGAAGGTGAGTATTTAGACAATATATGTAAAGAGGTAGGAGTATTTAGGAGAAAAGCAACTAAGTCAAAAGGTACTGTAATTATAAAAGGAGTACCAGGAACAGTTGTGGAAGTTAATACCAAAGTTGCAAGTGATACCTATATTTATTTAACTACACAAGAAAAAATAATAGCTACTGGTGGAAGTGTAGAAGTACCTATTGAGAGTGAAAATTATGGAAAAATGTATAACATACCCAAAGGAACTATTACAAATTTTCCTGTAACTATTCCAGGATTAAATGAAGTGATAAATAATTCTGAAACTGTTGATGGTTATGATGGAGAAACAGATGATGAATTAAGAGAAAGATATTATTTCAAAGTCAGAGAACCAGTAACTTCTGGTAATATTTATCATTACAAAAAGTGGGCTTTTGAAGTTGAAGGAGTAGGAGGAGTTAAAGTTTTTCCATTATGGAATGGAAATGGTACTGTAAAGGTAGTTGTTGTAAATAGCGATATTCACGAAGCTGATGAAACTTTATTAAAAAGAGTAAGAGATTATTTAGAAGAAGTTAGACCAATAGGGGCTACTGTTACAGTAAAGAGTGCAATAGGTAAAGCTATATCAGTTTCAGGTACTGTTAAAATTTCTAAAAATATAAAATTTGATGAAGTAAAGACAGAGTTTGAAACAAAAGTAAAAGAACATTTTAGAAAAGTAGGATTTAAACAGGATTATGTGAGTTATGCACAATTAGGAAATATCTTATTAAATATTCCTGGTGTAAATGACTATGATGATTTAAAGATAAATAATGCAACTTTAAATGTACAGTTAGCAGCTGAAGAGATTCCAAAATTAACAACAATCACTTTACAAAAAGAGGTGATATAGTTGGAAGCTAAAAGACTAATGAGGCATATGCCAAAGTATTATAGAGGTATTTTAGAAATAACTTTATTACAAAAAGTAATAGAAAAAGAATTAGATACAGTTGATTTAATCTCAAAAGATGTATTAAATCAATTTTTTATTTATACAGCAACCTGGTCCTTACCAATTTGGGAAAGAATATTTGGTTTAAGTGTTGGAGATAAAACAAGCAATATTGAAGAAAGAAGAGAGAATTTAATTTCTAAGTTAAGAAGTTATGGAACTACTACAAAAGAGATGATAGCAAGAGTTGCCAAAACTTTTACAAATGGAGAAATTGAAGTTGTAGAAGATAATCCAAACTATGCTTTTAAAATACTATTTACCTCTATTGTTGGAATACCTAAAAATATTGAAAACTTTAAGGCAGTAATAGAAGTTATAAAACCTGCACATTTGAATTTTAGTATTGAGTTTAGATATAACACACATAACCAGGTAGCTTATTTATTGCATAATTCTTTAAAATTAAAAACTCACAAACAAATTTATGACACTAGATTATATGAAGATAGTGCAGTAGTAGGTAAGTATCATAAACATAATGAAGTAGGAAATTTAAAAAATAATGAGTTAAAAACTAAAACACATAAAAATATCTATGATGAAAGGAGATAAATAAAATGGCAAAGTATACTGAAAATATAAGATTAGCACAACCAGAAGGAAGCGATTATTATGATATTGAAGTATTTAATCACAATTCAGAATTGATAGATAAAAAAATAGGTGAAATGGATAATAGCTTATCTACAATAAAAGAAGGAGCAACAAGAGAAAAGGCTGGTATAGTACAGCTTGGAACAGAAGAAGGAAAAGCATTAGAGGGAATGATGTTAGCAAGATTAGCAGGATGTATTGGCTATGGTGGAGATATACAAGATGAGGGTGTAAAAAATCCTAATTACATCTATTATGACAGAAATACCAGAAAGATGTATAAATGTTTAAAACAGAACCAAGATATTTCTGCAAATGTTGCTAATTTTATTCCATTGGATAATAACTCACTTCTTGAGAGATTGGAAAATTTATTTAGAGTTGAAAATAAAGATGTAACAAGTAGAGTCACAAATTGTAAAAATGCAACCCTTAGAAAGATGAAAATAGATAGACTTTGCATTATGCAATTTACTATATCTTCAGAAGTTAGTGCAAACATAAATAATAAGTGTTCAATATATTTTGATGAACCTTTTAAAGACATTCCGTTTATATCTGTAACAGATAACAATGCAGGAGCAAGTGGAGCAACTTCTCCTTCCGTTGATTGGGGTACAACTACACAAATTACAGTATCTAATTTTGAAGGAGCATTTACATTAATGGCTATTGGATATATCTAAACAAGTAAAATTATTAATTTTGAAAGGAGAAAAAATGAAAACAATAAATTTTTATAAGAAAGATAAATTAATATTTTCTGTTTATGCTGAGTCTTTGGAAAATGTTATAAATAGTCCTCTATCATACTTTCGAGGATATACAAATGATATGATAATAACTGACATTACATTTCAATATCCCATTTATAAAGATGAGAAATTGAGAGAAATGACAAAAGAAGAAAAAATAAGAGCTGGTATTGATGTGCAATTAGAACCAGGAGAAATTATAAAAGATAGAAACTTGATTAAAATACCTCAACCTAGCAAATATCACACTTGGGATAATGTAAGACAAGAATGGGATATAGATTTGAAAGAGGTAAAAAGAACTTTTAGGCACAAGTTTCAAAATATTTTATTAGAGAAAGTTTATGAAGATTACAATTACAATGGTAAAGTATTTCAAATGGGACCAAATGATGAGTTGAATTTTTTAAGAGTTAAATCTGCAATAGATATAGCAGGTAACTCAGATGATGCTGGACTAATAGAACAAGCATTAAAAATATTGAATATAGAAGTTACAGAAGAAGTAAAAACAGGCATTAAAAAAGCTATAAAAGATAAAAATTTAATGGCTTTTATAAAATCTTTACCAATAAATTGGAGATTGAAAGATAATTCAGTTGCTAAGGTAACATTTACTGATATAAATAATATTTATTTGATGTGGATATTAAGAGGAACAGCTGCACAAGAAAAATATACAGCAATAACTCTTAAAATTTCAACAGCTAAAACAGTAAATGAATTAGAAGCTATTAAGTGGGAATAAAAGAGTTAAATCAATTAAAGGTAGTTTTATATAGCTACCTTGGAAAAGAATAGCAGAAAAAATAAAAACTGAAATTCCATTAATGGTAGATGTATATGAGAGAAAGCCAAATCAATATTACACAAGAGAAATGTTTGAAGTGTTGGAAGAACTTAATAAGAATGATTATAAGTTCTGTATGGAACTTCACTTTAATGCAGCAGCAAGTGAGCAAGCCAATGGTTGCGAATGTTTAG